ACGATTTGGAGTTGGAATTAGTAAAGTTTCAGACTCAACAGGATCATCTTGTGAAAAGCGTTGATACGCTTCAAAGAGACATGAAAGAAGTAAAAGTTACTTTGTTTCAGGCAAAGTGGATGATTGTGGGTGCTTTGGTCGTGGCTGGTTTGATGAATAGTGAAACTTTAATGGAAGCAATTATAGGTTTGGCAAGATAATGGCTTATTCACGCAAAGGTAAAGGCGCGTCTAAGAAAAGTAAGGGCAGCAAGATTTGTCCCGCCGGGAAAGCTTGGGCCGAGCGTACCTTTGACACGTATCCGTCTGCTTATGCCAACATGGCGGCCTCTAAATACTGCAAGGACCCTAACTACGCGAAGGGTGCAAAGGGGAAGAAAAGTGGGCGAGCTTAAAAAATGGCGGGACCAAGACTGGGTAAGGATAGGAACCGATGGTAAAATTAAAGGTAAGTGCGGCACTTCAAAGGATAAAAAGAATCCTGACAGATGCCTTCCAAGGTCTAAAGCGAGTAGTCTTTCCAAGTCCGAAAGAGCCGCCACAGCCCGTAAAAAGAAGCGCGAAGGCGCAAAAGGCAAAACCTTCGTCAAAAACACCAAAGCCGCGGAAGTCCAATTCAAAGCCCTCGGCGGCGCAATCGAAAAGCAAAAAGCCAAGAGGCCGACCCCGAAAGCAAACGCCCAAGGGGTCGTAGCAAGAGGTTGCGGCAAGGTTTTGTCAGGTCGGCGTAAGCGTACAAAGGGTTCTGTAAGCTAATGAGTGCAGTTGCGTATAAACCAGACTTAGAGAAAGACATATACGCAGAAATTCTTGCGTGGTCTGCTCATACTTTGCAAAAGCCTAACCCGTATTTTAATAATTTACCGCCGTGCCCTTACGCCAAAAAAGCGTGGGCAGAGGGCAGTGTTGCGGTTTTGTATAAGTATGAAAACAACTTTCAGACCGTGTACAGCACGGTTTCGCAGTTTGATGATGCCTTTGATCTCGTTATTGTAGTTGATTTGGCTTACAAAAAAGACCCTGATGCCTTTCACGATTACCTTGAGCAGATGAATGAGGCTATATCTCGTGGGTTCTTTATTGATCGCGACGTTTGGCTCATGGGCTTTCATCCTCACGACGATGAGAACGATTATTTGGACGAAGCTACTTTTGAGCAGCTTGTTTCGGACGAGTATGCTATGATTTTTATACAACGGTTGTCTAAGGTGTATAAATCTTCGCAACAACTCAAAGCCTTGGGATATTACGAAGAATATGCTAAAGATTATGATGTAGAGACAATCTTTGCACAACGTGAAACGCTATATAGGAGACTGATCGATGGCGATGAAACCTAAGAAAAAGATGCGTGGCGGACCCATGAAGAAAATGCGCGGTGGCGGCATGGTTAAAAAGATGCGCGGCGGCGGTATGTTGAAGAAGATGCGTTCTGGTGGCGCGGTAAAGAAAAAGAAGTAAGCGATGACAACTTCTGGAAGCAAAGATTTTGAACTTGATGTAGCGGAGTACATTGAAGAGGCTTTTGAGCGTTGTGGCTTGGAAGTTCGTACAGGGTATGACCTGAAGACTGCAAAGCGTTCAATGAATCTGATGCTTGCAGAATGGGCCAACCGAGGACTTAATCAGTGGACGATCAAGCAGCGCACTGTCACTCTTACTCAGGGTGACGGTGACTACGACGTTGGCGCAGACGTGATTGACATCCTGTCTGTCGTTGTTCGTAGAAGTAATACGGATTATGCGCTGGATCGGATCAGTCGGGATTCGTTCTTATCTATACCCAACAAAACCACGCAGGGTCGCCCTTCTCAGTTTTTCTTAGATCGTCAGATTACACCCAATCTGAAAGTATGGCCTGTTCCTGAAAACAGTACGGACGTGATTTACTACGATGCTTTGACTCGTATGGACGACGCGGACGCACAAACTAATACTTTGGATATGCCTTTTAGGTTTTATCCCTGCTTGGCAGCGGGTTTGGCTTATTACATTGCTATGAAACGTGCGCCGCAACGCATACAGCTTTTGAAGGCTGTTTACGAAGAAGAGTTTGAACGTGCGATGGCGGAAGACCGTGATCGTGCATCCTTTAACGTCGTACCACAATACGAATACTTTAGGACAACCTGATGCCGAAGTTTGCAACTGGTAAACACGCTTTTGCGATTTCTGACCGTTCCGGTTTTCGGTATCGGTATAAAGACATGCGTAAAGAGTGGACCGGGGCTTTAGTTGGGCGTGATGAATACGAGCCAAAGCAGCCTCAGTTGGGGCCGTTTCGTAAGGTTATAGACGCGCAGGCTTTGAAGGATGCTAGACCGGATGTTAAAGCCACGATGACCGTTTATGTAGGTATTCCGTTGGTAGAAGCTCCAAATTTAAGACCACCGCAAGGCTTTGGCCAAGTAGGTGGAGTTACGGTGGTGACATCATGAGTTTTACATATGCCCAGTTAAAGCAAGCGATACAGGATTATACTGAAAACGACGAAACAACGTTTGTTAATAACCTGCCTCTGTTTATTCGCTTGTCTGAAGAGCGTATATTGAAAAATGTGCAATTAAGTCTGTTCAGAAAAAACGCGACGGCGGCTACTACTGCGAGTAACAAGTACTTAGCTTGTCCCAGTGATTTTCTAGCTCCGTTTTCTTTAAGTTTAGCTGGGACTGACGGAGACAAGTTTTTTGTGGAGTTTAAAGACCCTAGCTTTATACAAACATACACTCCTGACGCTACAACTACGGGTTCTCCGCGATATTACTCTCAATTTGATGTTGACAACTTTATTGTCGCTCCAACGCCAGACGCGGCATATACTGCGGAACTTCATTACTTCTACAGACCTGCAAGTTTAACGGCAGGTTCGGATAGTGGTACAACATGGCTAAGTGAAAATGCAGAGTTAACGCTGTTGTATGGTGCGTTAGTTGAGGCTTACCTTTTCATGAAGGGCGAGCAAGATATGATGCAATATTACGACAAACGCTTCCAAGAAAGCATGATTCCATTGAAAATGCTAGGAGAAGCAAAAGAAACTACCGATGAATATCGCACGGGTAAAGTCATAAGGGCTAAACAATAATGTTTAAAATAAACATAGACGTTCCACAAAACGAATCGTTGGTGCAAGTAAACACCACGGACAACAGAGGCTTAACGCCTGATGAATTGTCTGAACAGTGTGTTCAAAAAATTATCTCTGTATCAGACTCAACGCATCCAGCAATAAGAGATCAGGCTCGTGCCTTCTCCAAACATCTGGAAAAACTGGTGGCCTACTATATGAGGCAAGCTATTCACAGCGATAGGACAACTGTGTATAATGCTCTCAAAGATGCAGGTCATCCTGAAATGGCCGAGCTAATAAGGAGACTTTGATATGGCATTTTCTGGCAACTTCATGTGCACATCGTTCAAGCAAGAACTGATGACAGGCACACATAACTTTACAACATCAACTGGTAATACCTTTAAGTTGGCTTTGTACACAAACAGTGCGTCTTTCGACGCATCTACAACAGCATACACTGCAACAAACGAAGTCGGTGATTCTGGTTCGTATGCAGCAGGTGGTGGTACGTTGACCAACGTTACACCTACAACATCAGGCACAACCGCGTTGACTGATTTTGCAGATATCACGTTTACGTCTGCGACAATCACAGCGCGTGGCGCGTTGATCTATAACGACACTGCGGCGGGTGATCCCTCTGTTGTTGTTTTAGACTTTGGTTCTGACAAGTCTTCAACGGCGGGTGATTTCCAGATTGTTTTCCCAACAGCGGACGCATCTAACGCAATCATTCGTATCGCATAAGGGAGAAATCCCGTGGCGAGTTTAACTGGCTGGAGTCGCGGAACTTGGGGTGAAGGGCCGTTTGGTTCTGCGCTTCCAGTCAGTGTGTCAGGAGTTTCCTCTACAGGGTCTGTAGGTAGTGTAACTCTTGTAACCTCGCAAAACGTACCTTCTACGGGTATTGCTGGTACTGGAAACGTGGGCAGCGTTTCTATTATAGGTGATGCGCCCAACATTTCCGTTACAGGCTCTGAAGCAACTACAGCGGTAGGAACGGCAGACGCTAGAATTGTTGCTTTTGCGGCTGTTACTGGGGTTGCCGCAACGGGCGGCGTAGGTTCAATATCTGCCGTAACTGACCAAAACATTTCCGTCACGGGCGTTTCTGCAACGGGCGGCGTAGGTTCAATCACTCAAACAGGTACAGCCGTTGTAAACCCAACAGGCGTTTCTGCAACAGGTGAAGTAAACCATGTAAGGTTTGACATCTCTGTGTTCTTTGAGGGGTGGGGCCGTGGAACGTGGGGCGAAGAGGCTTGGGGTGAACCCTTTGCCTTCCCTGCGGGTACAGCGTCCGTTGGCACTGTTTCTGTCACGATAAACGTAAATATCCCAACTACGGGACTTGAGGCCACAAGTTCTGTTGGCTCTGTTGGTGTTCAGGTTAATGTACAGCCTGACATAACAGGGCTTGCCGCAACAGGCGGTGTTGGCGATGTCACCGTTACAGGTATAGGAAACGTTTATCCTACAGGTGTCTCTGCTGATGCCCTAACGCCATTTGGTGGTTCTGCGTTTACAGCCGATGGAAACGCGCAGCTTTCAACAGCCCAAGCTAAGTTTGGTTCTGCTTCACTACTGCTTGATGGCACAGATGACTTTGTAACATCTGACGAAAACATTGACCTAAGTTCTGGTGATTTCACAGTAGATATGTGGATTCGTCCGACAAGTGTGACAGGTTACAAAGGCTTGTGGCAGTCAGGTACAAGCTCTCTGCTTAATGTGTATTTGATCGGAGATCAGGTTCAAGGCACTGTTGCAGGGTCAACAACACTCTTCTTATCTAGTACCAGAATTTCTGCAAATGTCTGGACTATGATCTCTGTTGAAAGAGAAGGGAATGTTCACAGGCTTTATATCAATGGGGTGTTAGAGGCATCAAGTTCTACTGGAAACCGTCCAGATGATGGCGTCTTTGCTATTGGGAAGAACGGCTTTGGTGATTTCAATGGATATATTGATGAACTGCGTCTGTCTTCCGTTGCCCGTTATGGCGGCACATCCTTTACAGAGCCGATTGCAAATTATGCAGTAGACGGCAGCACAACAGCTTTGCTGCACTTTGACGGCACTAACGGCTCAACCGACATTGTTAACGAAACAGAGGGCGGCGTTACTGTTGAAGCTGATGCTAACGCGCCCGTCACAGGTTTAGGGGCAACTGGTCAGGTAAATGGAGTCACAGCAACTGGTGGAGCAATCGTGTCCCCAACAGGTGTTGCGGCTACAAGTGCTGTGGGCGAAGTCACACAGCGAACTAACTCCACAATAAATCTAACTGGATTATCGGCTACAGCTAGTGTAGGATCGGTAACAGCAACTGGTGACGCCATTGTTTCAATCGAAGGGCTTTCCGCAACGACAAGTGTTGGTCAAGTCATCGTTTGGGGCAATATAGTTCCCAACCCGGGCACGACATGGAGTGAAGAAACTCCATCTGCCGGGACAACATGGACTGAGATAGCAGCGTAAAGGTAAGACGATATGGCTACTTATACAACAAACGGCGGGATTAAAAAGATCGCCACTGGTGACGAGTCCGGCACATGGGGTACGTCTACCAATACAAACTTTGACATTATTGACCGCTTGGCGGTAGGTGTTGGAAGTATATCACTCTCTGGAACAACACATACTTTAACCACAAGTGAAGGCGCGGCCTCGGATGGTCAGTATCACGTATTAGTTTTGGGCGGATCGCCGTCTGGTACGAATACGATTACTGTTTCACCAAATGACGCGGCACGACTGTATGTGGTAAAGAACAACTCTGGTCAAACAGCTACGTTCACGCAGGGTTCAGGTGCCAATGTCAGCGTAAGCAACGGCAAGAGTGCAATTATTTACTGTGATGGTGCGGGTTCGGGCGCAGCGGTTGTAGACATTACGTCTACGTTTGTTGGTACTACAACGCTTTCTGATTTAGGCGTTACTGCATCAGCGGCTGAGTTGAATTATAACGACATTACGACGTTGGGTACGGTTCAGGCGTCAAAGACTGTGACTGCGGACGCCAGTGGCGATGTTACGTTTCCCGATGGTGATACAGCGATATTTGGTACTGGTAGTGACTTACAGATTTACCATGATGGTTCAAACAACAAGTCGTATATTGAAGAAAGCGGTGCGGGCAACCTCGTTATTCGTGGTAGCGATATTGATATATTAGCTGGCAACGGTGAATCGGGAGTTAATGTCGCTCAAGATGGTGCAGTAACTCTTTACTACGACAACTCTGCTAAGTTAGCCACAACTTCAGGCGGTGTCACAGTCACAGGATCAGTAACGAGTGACGGCCTTTCAATGGGCGATAACGATAAAGCATACTTTGGAACAGGCAATGACCTAGAGATTTACCATGATGGCTCGAACAGTAACATCAAGGATGTCGGAACAGGTTTCTTGAGCATAGACACCAACGGAACAGACATACGTTTCACAAGTGACAGTCAATCTAAATTAATGGCCTATTTTGCAAAAGATAGTTCTGCTTATTTATACCATAATGGTAACGTAAAATTCGCCACAGCTTCAACAGGCGCAGACTTAACAGGCACCCTAACGACAGACGGTGTGACCGTAGACGGTACGCTGGACATTGAGGAAGTGTACGAGAAAATAGTACAAGACGGTGGTACAAGTGGTACAATCAACTTCGATACAACTACCCAAGGCATTGCTTATTTCGTTAACAACCAGACAGGTAACCGTACCATAAACTTCTCTAACGTAAACGCAAACCTTGCCACAAATCAGTCTGTAACTTGTACACTTCTGATGAATCAAGGCTCCACAGCTTACTACCTCAACACCTATCAAGTAGACGGATCGGCGGTCACGCCAAAGTGGTCAGGCGGCAGCGCACCGACAGCGGGGAACGCGTCGAGTATCGACGTTTACACTTTCACAATCCTCAAGACTGGTGATGCGACATTCACTGTTCTAGCGTCACAAACACAATTTGCATAAGGGAGATGCACAATGCCTATGTTAGCTACTTTTGGGGGTGGTTCTATACGAGGCTTCGCTCCGGGCGGTGGTCCGCCCCCAGACATAGGTCAATCTGAATACACGACTGCGGGATCGTATACATTCGTAGCACCTTCTGCCACAAGATCAGTTTCAATCGTTTGTATTGGCGGCGGCGGTGGTTCAAATCTTGGATCACCTAACTACAGCACTGGTGGCGGCGGCGGCTTGGGCTATAAAAACGATTATGCCGTAAGTCCCGGCGGCTCATATACCGTTGTTGTAGGGGCGGGTGGTACTGCAGGTAATCCCGGTACATCTGGCGGGGACAGTTATTTTGTAAGCACTGCTGTTGTAAAAGGCGGTGGCGGTGGAATTACTGGTGGGGGTAGCCAAACTGGTGACGGCGGTGGTAATGGTGGTAACGGTGGAAGCACTGGCCCATATAACACCTCTGGCGGTGGTGGCGGTGCTGGCGGATACTCTGGTTCTGGCGGCAGTGGTGGTGCGCCCTATGGTAATAATGCGGGTAGTGCTGGTTCCGGCGGTGCCGCAGGTGGTGGCGGTGCGTCATCAAACGGCAACTCAGCAGGCGGTGGTGGAACAGGAATTTACGGTGAAGGTTCCAGTGGTGCAGGCGGTACATCGGGCACAGACTCAGGCGGTAAAGGCGGCTCTGGTGGTACAAACGGCTCTGATTTTGAAGGAACTTCGGGTGGTAAAAACACGCCGGGTTTATTTGGCGGCGGTGCGCGTAGGCAACACTATGGGGGTAATGGTGCGGTTCGTATCATCTATCCCGGCAACGAAAGATCATTTCCTTCAACAAGAACAGCGGATGAATAAATGGGAAGACTTTTCATTCAAATGCGCGATGGGCAACCTTACGAACATCCCATCACCGAAAACAACATGCGGCTTGCGTTTCCAAACTTAGATTTGGATAACTTACCAGATACTTTTGCAGAGTTTGAAAGAGTGGCACCCCCTGAATTGGGTCCATATGAAAAAAACCTACAAGTGTCTTATGAGTTGGTTGATGGTAAATACAAAGACGTATTTACAAAAGAAAACCTAACTGACGCAGAAAAAACCGCAAAACAAAATCAAGTGAAAGCAGAGTGGGCCGATAATAATGGCTACGCTTCTTGGACTTTCAATGAAGATACTTGCGCGTTCGAACCGCCTACTCCAGTGCCTGATGATGATAAAATCTATTATTGGGAAGAAGAAAGTCTCTCGTGGCTTCTTGTTGAGTAATGTATGTTGAAAGCATAAACACATACTTTATTGAAAACCCAAAGTGCGCGAGTCGATCAATAGACACCGCATTGCGTAAGACTTTTGATTTTGAGGACTTATCCGTTCAAGGCCATGTCTTTTTTGAAGATGCTTTAAAGCGTATTCCTAAAAATGCGCGTATTATAGGTATTGTTCGAAATCCAGAACAGAGGTTGATTAGCTCTGTTCGAATGAAATGTGAAGACATTGCAGAAGCAAAGCAAAGACTTCAAAAAGTCATAAATGGTTTAGAAAAGGCAAAAGGGGTCATTACTTACCACGTTTTTGGCCCTCAAAGTCGATATGTGAAAATACATGACAGGTGTGAGATTTTTGCGTTTGAAGATTTGAAATCTGTTTTCAACATTATCAACCCTAATCTAGAGGTCTTGCATGAAAATAAGGCTTCTTCGCCTCTTTCGCATAATGCTATTAAAAGCCTAAGTTGCTTTGAAACAGCCCTGAAAATATACGAAGAAGATTTCCCTTTGTACGAGTCGGTGATGTCTTATGCCTAAAATTTTAGTTATGGGCTTGCCCGGTGCAGGTAAAACAACTTTTGCACAAGAGTTGAAAGAACTCTTACAAGCGCAATTGTTTAACGCAGATATCGTGCGAAAAATGGCGGATGACTGGGATTTCAGTTATGAAGGCCGATTACGTCAAGCACAAAGAATGCGGGACTTATGTAAATCATCCACCAATAAATTTGTAATTGCTGATTTTGTTGCGCCCTTAGATGCTTTCAGAAGTGTTTTTAACGCAGACTGGGTTGTTTGGATCGACACCCTTTTGGAAAGTAGATACAACGACACCAATAAAATGTTTGCTGCACCAACACAGTATGACTTTAGAATAACGGAAAAGAATGCTTCAAAATGGGCTTTGTTCGTTGCTAACCACATAAAAGAAAACAAGCGCAGACCTGTTTTTGATTGGCAGAAGGAAACAGTTCAAATGCTTGGTAGGTGGCAACCTTGGCATACAGGTCACAGAGCCTTATTTGACAGAGCAATACAAAAAACAGGCCAAGTCGCCATACAGGTTCGTGGGTGTTGTGGATCGAACTCAAACAATCCTTTTGATTTTGACAAAGTAAAGGATTTTATAGATCGTGATCTTGAGCCGTTGTATCAGGGTCAGTACATAGTACAATTAGTCCCAAACATAACAAACATTACATATGGAAGAAAAGTAGGGTATAGTATCGAAGAAGAGTTGTTTGATGAAAGTGTGCATTCGGTTTCATCAACAAAAATCCGTGAATCAATGAGGGTTCAGTCATGCCGTTGACCAAACTTCAATTTAAACCGGGTATAAACCGTGAAACCACATCTTATTCTAACGAGGGTGGTTGGTTTGATATGGACAAAGTAAGGTTTCGTTTTGGGTTTCCTGAAAAAATAGGCGGTTGGATAAAAGATTCCGATAATTCTTTTTTAGGAACTGCTCGTGCGCTTCACCCGTGGGTGAGTTTAAACCTAGATGAGTATTTAGGGGTAGGAACGGCCTTTAAGTATTATATCAATCAGGGCGGGGCTTTTTATGACATTACGCCTATACGAGACACCACAGCGGCGGGTGATATTACCTTTTCAGCAACAGATGGTTCTGATGAAATCACTGTAACAGATGCCAATCACGATGCGGTTGTAAATGACTTTGTGACCTTTAGTGGTGCGACTTCCCTTGGTGGAAATATTACGGCGGATATTCTAAACCAAGAATATCAAATATACAGCATTACTGACAGCAACAACTACGTTATTCGCGCTCGTGAGGTTGCAACGGTTGCGGACATAACCGTGGACGGTGAATACAGCCCAACATTTGTTACGGCAAACGCTTCGGATACAGGTAATGGCGGTTCCTCGGTAGTCGGGACGTATCAAATTAACGTGGGTCTTAACACCACTGTTCTTGGCAATGGATGGGGTGCGGGTACATGGGGTCGTAATTCGTGGGGTTCTGCTGCTACAATAGCGGTGACAACGGACACACTGCGTATTTGGTCGCATGATAACTTTGGTGAAGACCTTTTAATTAACGTGCGAGATGGCAACATCTATTATTGGGACGCTTCGGCGGTTTCTCCTTTGACCGTAAGGGGTGTTGCTTTGTCCACTCTTGCGGGTGCAAACAAGGCACCCACCATAGCAAAGCAAGTGATTGTGTCAGATCAAAACAGACACATTATTGTTTTTGGGTGTGACAGTGAGTCTAATCCGGGTGTTCAAGACCCTTTGCTTATTAGGTTTTCCGACCAAGAATCATTGACCGATTGGGAGTCTACTGCAACAAATACGGCGGGAGAGTTAAGATTAGGCTCTGGATCAGAGATTGTAACTGCAATTGAAACCAGACAGCAGGTTTTGGTGTTTACCGACGATAGCCTGTACTCCATGCAGTTCTTGGGACCACCGTTCACCTTTGGGATAAACCACATTTCTGAAAACACAACAATTCGAGGGCCTTTAGCTGCCATTGCCGTTGAAGATAACGTATTTTGGATGGGCAAACGGGAGTTTTATGTTTACGGTGGTACAGTTCAACGTATTCCTTGCTCTGTTAGAGATTACGTTTTTTCTGATTTTAACGATAACCAAGCTGAAAAAGTAACCGCAGGGGTAAATACCTTGTTTGGTGAGGTTTGGTGGTTCTATCCTTCTGCAAATAGCGATGAAAATGATCGTTATGTGGTTTACAACTACCAACAGCAGCTTTGGTATTATGGCACTTTGAGCCGTTCAGCATGGCTTGACCAAGGTATAAGAGAGTCTCCTGTAGCAAGCGGTCCAAACAACTACCTATATCGTCATGAAAATGGTTTTGATAATGGTGAAACAGACCCTGCAAGCGGAATTACGGCTTATGTTGAGTCCAGTCAGGTGGATATAGGTGAAGGCGACAGGTTTGCGTTTATTCGTAGATTGATACCTGATGTTACTTTTAGAGACTCTACCGCTTCAACTCCTTCACTGACGATGACGTTGAAAACACGTAATTTTCCGGGCGGTAATTATCTTCAGGAAACAGATTCCGCAATATCTAAAACGGCTACCGTGCCTGTTGAGCAGTTTACGCAAGATGCACATATTCGTTTGCGTGGTAGAAGTTTTGCCTTCAGGATTGAATCAGAGAATACAGGAGTTTCATGGAGATTAGGCTCTCCTAGAGTAGACATACGTCCTGACGGGAGAAGATAATGAGCCGCAACTTAGCTCTTCCATATTTTGCTGTACCCCCAGCAGAGTACGATCAGCAGTATTTTGCGGAATTAGTTCGTTCGTTTTCTGTATATCTATCTCAGCAACAAAACCCCGGCGAAGGTCGGCACACGCAGCTTGTACTGACTAACTTACAGACAGACGATAGTGGTTTGGAAACTGGGGCATTGTTTCAACAGGACGGTTTTGTTAAGATAGCTTTAATCAATAAGCCTCATGTGCGTGGGTCTTCGGGTACAGGTGGCGTAGGAACAGTAACGGTGACGACGACATGAGTGATACAATTCTAATAATGGACAACGGTTCAAGGTGGAAACCGGCTACAAGTTCTGATACAGTGCATTGTGTAAACTGTAATAACGCAGTGGACACCCCCGCAGAGGTTGCGAGTTACCCTGATGGTAATTGCCCAGATTGTGGCGAATCGTGGACCGGCGCAGAGCGACGCAGTACCTCTATAACAGTCACTGCCCCAGAAGCCATTTCAGGAGAAGCATAATGGCCGCTGCGCAACAGTACGAAACGATTACAATGCCCGATGCAGGAATCGGGTCTTTTCTTACATCTAATCTGGATGAAATAGACGATAACGTCCTGTTGTTTGGACGTGAGGCGGGTATTAATTCTATGAAAGAAGTTGCGGACCGCATGGCTAAACTAGGCCAAGGGACCGACAACTTTATAGTTCACGCATCTGAAAAAGAGGTAATGGTTCCTAGTGAAGTCGCAGAAAAGAATCCAGAGCTAGTCGGTCAGATTAAGCAGGCTATTGCAGCAGAGGGCGCGGACCCAGAAGCGTATGTGGTTGGTTCGGATCGCAACTCAATCAACCCCTACACAGGTCAGCGCGAGTTCTTACTGAAGAAGTTTGTCAGGGGCGTAAAAAAAGTCTTTAAGAAAGCGGCTAAGATTATTCTGCCCGTAGCGGCTGTTGTTTTGACAGGTGGCTTGGGCGGTGCAGGTCTGTTTGGAATGGGGGCGGCAGGAACCGCCGCGTTAGCTTCGGGCGTAGGGTCTTTATTACAAGGCGAAAGCTTTAAAGACGCTCTAAAAAGTGCGGCCATAGCAGGACTAGGCACAGGTTTCTTAGGCGGTTTGTCTGGCGGAATGCAGGCAGTTAGCGCAGGCACAGGCACTTTTGGTTCTGGTTTTGCGTCAGGGGCAGCGGGAACGCTTCCTGCGGGATACAGAGCGGGCGCAGAAAAACTACTTTCCTTTGGTAAGTCAGGTGCCGCAGCACCCGCAGCACCCGCTACAGCAATGGAAAATGCGGCAAAAGTTAGCGAGATTATGGCCGCAAATCCAAACATTAGTTCTGAGATCGCTTATAAAATGGTAACGGACCAAGCGGCACAAACCGCAGCCGGTGCTGCCGCGAAAGGCAGTTTTATGAAAACGGCCCTAAAATATGGCTTACCCGCATTGGGTATCGCAAGCGCAACAGGCATGTTTGACCCAATCCCCGCAAGCGAGATCGATATCGAAGGGTTTGACGAAACCGATACGTCTGAAACACGCCTAGCAGAAAACCCAGACAAATATAGCGTAGGTGTGCCAGACACCGCTTCGCCCGGTTATATTGCGCCATCACAAGCTATTTACTCGGGACAACCTTTGACAACAGCGGCTTATTTGCCAAGTCAAGGCACCTACAACCCAATCGTACCGTCAGCAACATATGCGTCTTTGACACCAAGTGGAGCAGGTACGAACACAGGTACAATCGTGCCAAGCAGTGGTGGTGTAGGAACATATGTACCGCCCGCCCCTGTCGTTATCCCCGGATACGATCCCGGTGTGACAGGTATGCGTCCTGCGCCATTGTACGGTGTAGATGCACAAGGCAACCCGATTTACACGCCATATGCGGACCCAATCATGCCCGCAAGTTATGTGCAGCCTGAAGTTCAGATGGCCGCGGCCGGTGGTCCGATGACCATGAACCGTCAAGGTCAGCGCAACATGGCGTTGGAGCAATTCCCACGGCGCACGGGCCAGATACAAGGCCCCGGAACAGAAACATCTGATGACATTCCTGCGATGCTGTCTGATGGAGAATTTGTAATGACTGCTCAAGCAGTTCGCGGCGCAGGAAACGGAAGCCGCGAGCAAGGCTTTAAGAAGATGTACGACATCATGAGAGCATTTGAAGGGGGAGCGGTAGCGTAATGGCTGATGCAACTACAGTACAGATAAGCAGGCAGGACCCGGCCATTGAGGCGTACCGCCTCGGATTACTTGGCGACGTTCAAACCTTCATCAAAGACCAAATTGCAAAGGGTATGCCTGCTGAAACGGCATACCAAGTTGCGGGCTTAACTCCTGCTGAAAGTGCCGCCATTGGCGCGGCTCAGACGGGCATTGGTGCGTATCAACCGTTTTTGCAGGCCGGTGAGGCGGCTATTCAAGGTGGTCAGAACATCCTGACAGGGTCAGCTATGCCTTCGTTACGTCAGGCAGAGACTACTACAGGCGCAACACAAGACATTATCAACCAAGCGGCACAGCTTGCGGCAGCGCAACGCGCAGTGCCCTACACTTACCAACAGGCCGCAGCGCAAACCGCAGCGGGCATTGGTGCGTTTAATCCGTTTGAAGAACAGGTTGTTCAACGCTCACTAGCAGACATCGGCCGTCAAGCTGGGTTACAACAACAGGGCCTACGGGCACAGGCGGTTGGAGCGGGAGCCTTTGGCGGTTCACGTCAGGCCGTAGCCGAGCAAGAGTTGTTCCGTAATGCGCTGGAACAGATGGGCCGCACTTCTGGCCAGTTGCGTCAGGCAGGGTATGATGCGTCCATGGCGCGTCGTCTGCAAGAGGCGCAGTTGATGGGCAACTTAGGCGTACAGTACGGTCAGCTTGGTCAACAGGATGTATCGCAGTTAGGCGATCTAGCTCAACGCCAATTGGCATTGGGTCAGGGACTTGGCTCGTTGGCCGCGCAATACGGTCAGTTTGGCTCGTCACTTGGTCAGCTTGGCGTACAGCAAGCCGGTATTGGCGAAATTGGCCAGAACATCCGCGGTGCGCAGATCGGCACTGCTCTACAAGCAGGCAATATCCAACG